GTTCGGTATAAATGGGAATTGCGAAAGATCGATAGTTAATAATTCATTGCCAAATTGAAGCTGAGTCTTACCTTGATTTGGTTCTTTTGTTAGTACATACCAATCAGCAGCAGTCGCTGCATCACCAAAAACTTTTTCCAGAGCAGTATGCATTGACAGATGAACTATATTATTTCGTATAGCCATTTTATCGAAGAGTTTAGATTCTGGTTTTCTCCATCTTGGTGGATGAATTGCTGCAAAGTATCCGTCGCTACGAAGTAGATCAAGGGCCAATGTGACGAACTCGGGCCAATAAGAGTTTCCTGAGCCAATCTTGCCATTTGGTGTAGGTTTATTGTATGGCGGGTTCATAATTACAACATCGAATTGCTTCTTGATCATATTCACACAAACTCCCGCCAGAAGTCTTTGCGAAAGCAACGTAGAACCGCAGTATTGATTTCAAGTTTACTCATCGATAGGGCTGCACAAAATTCCCTAAACTTCTTCGAACTCAATGCTTTCGCAATTTTGGGAAGATTGGTTTTCGTATCGACAATTCCACTTGCCCATTGAGTTAAACCATATTTACCTTCACTATCTACGAGAAAACCAACAGAGATAGGACGACCACTCGAATAGATTACTTTTGGAACTCCGAAATGACCTTTCTTGTTTGTACTGGACCATTTAAGAATAGGTTCTCCGCTCTTCCCAACCATATAAACACAGGGATGTTTGAACTTCCAGTTCTTTTCGTCAGCAACCCATGCTTTATCAGCACCATATGTCGTTCTGTCGTTAATGATCTCTGTCTTTTTTTCTCCAGGCTTAGCCAAGAGCCGCCTAACAAGATCGAATCCATAATTCGGAATAAAAGGAAGCTTCGCCAAATCAACAGTAGAGATTTTACCGTCCTGAGCGACAACAACAGTTTTTTCCTGACAATTTCTTTGTGCGATATACCAATCATATCGAGTTTCGGCACCGAATATCTTCATTCCATCTTTTTCGTCGTGAATTTCTAAATACAAGAAATAATTTTCCATCATCGCCTGTTGTAGTTTGTGATTTGGTTTACGCCAAAGAGAAGGATGAACCATTGCAATATAACCTTTATCTTTTGTTAGGTCGTTGGCGATTAGTACAAATTTATCCCATAGCGTATTCCCGGACCCTTTATTGCCGCTTGTGCCTTGATACGGTGGATTCATAATTACAACATCGAACTGCTTCTTGAGATTAAGCATCTTTTTGGCTCTGATGTTGCGTTGTTGTTCTATGGAAATCATTNCTTAGAAAACCCCCAGCGGAGAAAATGAAAGATTTTATACTCAGTTCTGTATCCCAACCAGTAAAAATATCTTTGCAGTTCTTTGAATGCTTCGAGGTCTGCTAGTATTGTCTTCAGTTCTGCTTTAGAAGAAAAAGAGATAGAGAAGGCGGACTCCGTTGTCCCGTAAGATCCATCACTATCTATAAAAGGAGTTTCATATCCTGTCTCACCAATGATGACTTTTGGGATTCCGAACAGCCCGAGGTCTTTTCGACTAGAGTATTGAACAGCCATTCCTGACTTTACAGTAGAATTAACGCAAGGATAGAGATGCTGTCCTTTTTTAGTCCTAGACATGTGCTTTTTCTGATTATGATAAGCAGTCGAATACAAAACATTAGGCTTGTATGATCTTTCGCCTTCAGATGCTAACCAAGATCCGATTTCACGAAAATCACCGTTTGGTAGCCACGGCCATTTTTTCATCGTGATAGTTGCTATCTTTCCTTCCTCATCAACTACTGATGTCCTTCTCGAACTATGTTTCTTTTGTCCAATGTAGTAGTCGAATCTTGTCACACAGCCAAAGGTTTTTTGTCCCTCTTGCAAATCAGCAATGTACAAGAACAATATACGAGGCGACAAGATTTCCCAAAGAGGAGATGAAACTTTCCTCCATTTAGGAGGTGTTACAAACGCAAATGACCCGTCTTCCACAAAAAGATCGATACCCAAAGTAACAAACTTTTCCCAAACAGACGATGCTTTGCCTGTCCTCATGCCATTTTTGTCTTTTGGGGCATTATATGGTGGATTCATTATTACACAGTCGAACTGCTTCTTGATCTTGGGCATTATTTAGAGATATTTTTGGTACAATACCATAGTTGATTCTAAACTATTTCAATGTTCTTCCAGTGTCCACTCAGCGAGCGCAATGAAAAGAAAAGGTATTAAATCACCTTTTCTTAAAAAGAATTCAACACAGAGGAACCTGGTGCGTTTTAGGCATACTGTGTTGAATGGTATTGAGTCCACGAACAAAGCATAATAGTTTGTTCTAAACTTTTTTCTTCAACTTTCTTGAAAGATATTGATGTGCAAGATTGAAAAACTTCGAAATGAACAAATAATATGAGAACGCAAAAAACAAAGTGCTTTGTGTTATGCCTGTTGTGTTCTCAATTTTTTTAACATTGCCTTTGATTTGCTGTTGTTGAGAATCTGTATTTTTTGTGTTCTGTCCTTGNTTACTAACTATCTTTTGTGCGTCCTGTGAATCTGTTCCTATTTTCAAACCAGTGTTAGGTTGCATACCAATATCTGACATGGGTTTGTTTTTGTTCACACAACCAACAAAAGAGAATATCAAACAGGTTGCCAATTTAATTGTTGTTCTGAGAATTCTGTAGTCTTGCCGTCTAATTGAAGTTCTCTCATTGTTACTTCCCATTTCTTATGTTCCTCATTTTGTAACCATCCGACAATTATAATTCTTCTTGCTGCTGATTTTAACCATTGTTTGCTTATGTTGTTTTGATAGATCTTTTCGTTTGTGCGGACATTTTATTTCTATCGGTGATTTTCAAAACCATCACACATCCACCTTCTGGATGGAATGTGATACAATCTGCAAAATCAAACAGATTAATGATTCCAAATTGATTAAAATTTTCTGTGATCCAACCAAATTTTCAAAAAGTCTAATTGTTTTAAAGTTAGATTTGGACCTTTTTGGTATCAACATTAAAACACTTTCTACTTTGACGACATTATTAACTGGTATACAAAGCACATCATTTTCGCCAGTGTTGCTAATTCCATTGACAAGTACATAGCAATCTTTACTGTGTTTGCCTGGATAACCAACATTGATATTCAAAGCAAGTTTGCATGTTTCGCCTTCTAGACAAGAAGTTGATTGAGCATCTTGCCAAGTTACGATGACTAAATTATTGGTTTGAAAGTTCACAGTTACACCTTAAATCACGATTACACCTTAAATAGTGCAATAATTAAGTTTCTAAAGGTTTCAACAATTTGTAATACTTCATCAGCATTGAAAGATTCCCGTTTTTTAACGTTCTTTGCTATCTTATCAATGTTTCGACCTATATCTTTTTGAAGTTCGGCCATAATATCTATGTTCTTATCATTCTTGTCGTTCTTATCCATATGTTTTTCCTTTATAGTTTATGTAAAAATTTAAATATGAGTTCAACTAACTGATGTTTTGATCTCATTCCTGTTATTCTTTGTTCTCTTGATCCGTGTAAAAGTAATATCACGGGTACTTCCGTAATATCATAGTCATAAACAAAACTGATATTCTTTTCCACGTTTATTTTAACAATGTTGATATCCAATTTATCATCTTGTATTATTTCGTCCAATAATTTAGTTAGATTTTTGCATGAAACACACCAATTCGCATAGGCTTCAACCAATAATGGTTGATTTAAATCAATTAATGANTTTAANGTTTCCTGATTAATCTCTGTCATTTTGTTTGCCAAGTTGGAAAAGTCATATTGTGCGTATTCGCTATTGTATCTTGAAGGCCGTTCTGTGCCTGTGTGCTATTAAAACTTTTAATAACGATATTGTTTTTCTCTTCGTTTCCATTATTTCGCCTTGCACGTACACCAAAAGAATATAATTGTTGAGTTCCTATACCGGCTATTACACCAGTATTACATTTATACATATTTTGATTTTTAACATAAGAACAAGTTGTTAGAGGAGCACTATAATCCATGACACCTGTTTTGTTGTCATAATATATTGCGAAGTCTGATGGCGCAATTTTTTGATTCAACTCATTATAATTCCAAATAATATTGAATGATCCATCTTGTACGTTCTGAACCACTAAATTATATATAGAATTAGGAAGAGGATTACTTAACAAAGATGCGGGAGAAAAGGTAACATGTTCATTTGCCGTTGATAATATTTCAACGCCTCCACCACCGACGGAACTAATATTATAAAACTCTGAATCATTTGCATTATGAGTTCTGAAGGTAGGGATTTCTTGTATATTAGAATTATTACCGTCAACTGTACCTACAATAGGATCACTTAAGTTAGGGGTATAAGTGGAATTAACTCTAAGGTTGCTTCCTCCTTCTATTCTGACCCAAAATTTACCTCGTAATAGATTTAGTCCTTGAATCAGGTTATTAAAACTGCCTCGTTCTTGTCCTAGAGTGAAATCAAACTTTCCTCCATAAAAGGGGCAATAAAAATTCAACCATTTTCTCAAATCTGTCATGATGGTGTAATGATTCTTTCTGTAGTAGTAACTGTTGGCGTAAAGGTGATAAGATCATTTGTATCGCTATCATCTCTGACAATCACGATTCCAGTTGAGGTTGTCTGTTTTTGTTTATTGACCAAAACTGCTTTTGCTTTATTAATATCTAATGTAGAAAACTCAATCCCTGTTAATTGATCCCATTTAAATCTCACATTACTAGGAACACTAGTGGTGCCATCATATGAAATAACATAAGTATCTGTCGTTGATAACAAAGCAAGATCAAATTTATAAAAGCCTGGAAAATTAGTGGCATCTATTTCAGTCATGGTAGGATCAGCAGGAGTTGTCGACCAGGTTAAATCAGATTTTAGAAATTTTCCATCAGAAAGTCTTTTTATTCTTATCAAAGGTGAAAGACCACTTTGTGGAAGAGCGCTATATCCTGTCCATTGCATGAATAATGTTTTAGTTGATCCTACTTTTGCATATAACATAATTATTACACCACCGGAATCGCCATAACATAAACCATACATGTTGCCAAACTACCATCACCAACGATTTTTAATGTTCCGCTTAATAAAATGGTAAAGGTATTATCGTCTAATTTAGATATTCTATTCATCGTTTGATCTGTCGTTGAGACAGTAACCACATCGGAAATAGCATTTAAACCGGCTCTTATTTGCCACGTTCCTCCCTTTGTTCCTAATGCTATGCTCCATGCATCTATAACTTGATATTTGAAAGGAGCATTTGCATTATGTATAGTTATTGTATTTCCATTTGTTAATTGTGCCATAAAGATAACAGCACCTGTTCCATTTGCACTTATATTTGCAAACTTGGTGGCGTCTGTTCCAGTATCTTTTAATTGTAAACCATTTGCACTATCAACTTCAACAGTTAGATTATCTGGTTTCAGTTGAAGTGTACGACTACCAGCAGAACCAGTTGAGAATTCAAGTCCATCATTAGCGGTAAAAGCAACTGCTACTCCATTAGTATCAATGGCAATTCCATCTGAAGGATCCACTGATACTATTCCTCCATTTATTTGTGTGCCCGAAGAAGAACCTGTATTGACACTTAAAACTCCAACAGTTTCTGTTAAACCTGAACCTGCCACACCAGAACGTACCTTTGAAGCACCAGTAGAATCCAATATAGAGATACCATTAATATAAACAGCATTAATATTTAGATCTGATAATGTTCCTGAAGAATGTTGTGTTCTTAGTTCGATTCTATTATTTGCACTATCCCACATTACCGATGCATCTTCTGCATCAGAACTACCTCTATTAAATCTCAACTGAGTATCTACTTGAGCGCTCACGTTGTCTTCATCAAGTATGAAACTGACATCGTTAGTGCCTGTACTAGAGGTCGTAGTATTAGCGGGAATAGTTGCTTTAATTCTTCCTCTTAGATCTGTGAGGGTAGTAATAACGCCACTTGCTGTTACAACACTTGCAATAGGGACAAAAGTGGTAATATCAGCAGGAAACCCTGTTATGCTGATAACCAAAACATTCGAACTATTGATATATATAGAATTAGTGTCATTATTGTTTAAAGTTTGAGCAGTGGCACCATTGAAATGTTTAAATGTTCCATCGCTAAATCGATAATCACCTGGATATATTCCGAACAGAAGACCTGAATTTTCGCTCACAAAGCGTAGTTGATTACTTGTCTCTAATATCTGGTTTAATCTTTGTTGCAGTCTATCTACCTGTACTGCAAGCGAAGGAGAGGAACTGGGCGATGTACCATTAGAAATATAATTCATTCCTGTTTTAGAATCCATAGTTCCATTTAATGCCTGTACCGAAGCATCACTTGGCCATGAAATATTAGGAAAAGTATCCATTTATGTAAATTCCTTGCTGTATTCAACACTATATAATCTAGAACTTCCAACAGAAATAACCTTCCTGTTGAATAATATTTTAGGAGGAGCACATTCCTGTGCTTTTTCTGGTGTTTTTAATTTGACTGGCATCCATTTTCCTATTGGNCATCTCGCCCAACTTAGTTTTATCTTCAACTTCATAAAACAACCGCATTTTTTGCAGCGATTATTTTTAGTCAAATGTTCACATCTTTTGCATGTGTTCCAACGATATAATCTTCTGGGCAAAGATAAGCAATTTATACCGAATATAGATTGTGGTATTCCTAAAAATATTTCTTTTAGTTTAGATACCATTGTTCAACCTGCTTTAATTATACAATTATTTAGTTCTGAATTAAAAACACCTTGTGCAGAAGATATTTCTGGATTACACATCAAGGCATTATATACTTCAACACTTTGACCTTTACTTAGTTCTGAAAAAATGTTAATTCCTGCATGAAAATATCTAACATATGATAATCTATCCATTTGTGTTCTTATTAAAAGATAAGCAGTAATAGAAGCGAAGTCATCACCATATTTTGTAATCTGTATATAATGGCTTTTAACAGTTCCTTTTGTTCCGGCATTAATATTACCAATCCATTTGAACCAAATATTCTCGAACGAACTTTTAGATATNTTAATATTCTTAATATTAGGNGAAGCTAAAATAGTGGGAAATTTATTATTATCATCTTTTAGATTATCACATACTATAGAATCCGTGATAGATATGGTTAGATCTAATATATTTGGACCCTCAAATGTTTGTGCTATTCCATTAGGTGTAGGACAAGCGCCATAAGTTCTACGTAATTCTGGCATACTATCTGGTGGTTTCCAAATTAGTCTGATATTTCTGTTTGCATTTTTACCTAACTTAGGCATATCATTTTTTCCATTAAGGATTAGGTGGGGGACAAAATCCTTGACAATTAGCATTATCACAAAATGGTCCACATCCACAAACTACAGGGTCACAACCTGGTGGATTGCCTTGTAAAGGACAAAATAAAATATGTCCTCCAAACAATAAACAACAATCCACACAATCTGTACAGAAACATTGTGCAGGAAATCCAAAAACTTGACAACATCCTAATGCTGGTGGTGTTGGTGGTTCTGGACATCTTATTGCAGCAGATGCATCTTCCATATGATTGAAGAAATAGCCGATCTTTTGTGATTTAGATCCTAATTGACTTATATCTCCCAAACTCATAATAACAAGGGTGTCGTTTTTAGTATAAGGATAATCTAATTTAGGATCTTGCGTAAAATGAGCAGTATTTAAAGCAGTAAAGGCATCACGCCAAACTACAAAAGTATCATCAGGTTGATTCCTTGTTAGCCAACCACAAAGATTCTCACTTGTGAGATTTCCCCAAACACTCTTCCACCTATATCGTACAGGCCATACACCATCTGGTAATATAGTATCGACAATAAAGTTTTGACCAGGTAATTGATTAATTGGTATCTGTACAATCTGGAGGAACATCAGATATAGGACCTCCTAATCCACCACCTCCTGCCTGACAATCTGGGGCACCAAAATTAGTTGCTGTTTGAGAAAAGCCAAAATCTCCTCCTCCTTCAATTATGAGACTTCCATTAAAAGTGACACTAAAACTACCTGGACTGCTTGGTGGAGGTCCTGACATTCCGTCACCACCAGTGTCGCTTATGGTAAAGGAATAACAGCTTGTACTACACACGGCAGTAGTAATTTGAGTTGTTGTTTGTGGTGACGAATTACCACCTTGCCAGGAAGCGATAACATTATCAGCAGAATTCGTAATTTGCCAACTTGTTTCCCAAGGAAAATCATCTGTAGTTACTGTAACCACAATAGCTGTATCTTCATCTCCTGGTAGACAAGGAGGGCCTCCAAAAGGATCTGGGACTGGAAAAGAATTAGCATAAGGTCGTGGTTGCCATGAAGGTTGTGGAAGTACTTTTCCAGTGATAATAGCCGGAAAAGGAAGTTGAGAAGGTGGCTTCCCCATTGATCGTTCCAATGTCTGCAAAGACATGATAATTTGTTGTTCTTCTTGTGTAAGTTTCATGGCATTGGAAAATCCAAACAAGGCAGGTGTGGAGGTGTTCGATACAAGTTAAAGAATGGTATTAATCGTCTCGCTCTTGGTTCTGTTTCACAAAGGTGTTTATCTTTAAACCATCCTGCTGACATAAGCACTGGTGTATTATCATTAGGTTGATAGCCATCAATAGTTCCTTCAGGGGGAACCCTGCCTATGGATCCGCCTGGAAGATAATCAAATTCTGCCATATTAAGAGCATAAAAACCACCTGGTATAGGTCCACCGACATCTGGTAAATCAGTTAAATCAAGTGTATAGGTTTGAGGAAATCTATCTTCAACAAGAAAATTAACTGTGGGATCTACAATCTTGGGATAAAAAAAGGGAATAGTATTGGTGATATTTCCAAATATTTCTTCCCAGTTATACCAAAATATAACATTGTTGTATTGAGGACAATTACTGGTGCCATAATATAAAGATTTACTCATAAAGACTTTAGCGATCCAAGTTAAAGGACGAGGTAATCCACTATGATCATCTTGATATAATAGCTGTAGATTCTCAGGTTTATTTCTTGTGTTCTTGATACTTTCTTTTTGTGCATCAATAGAAGCATTAAGAATTTCTTGAAAAGTTCTCATATTATTGTTCCTTGGCAGAATTCTGACATGGCGTCTGTCCAGTGATAGAACCAAATAAACCATCTATCTGTTGCAAGAGGATCTTGCTGTGGCGTGGCACATAAAGCAATACCCTCTCCTTCCGGCATTAAAGATTCAGGAATTGATATATTCATTATTACTGGCATGCCTGCTGGCACGGTAGTAAATGGCACAAAATCTAATGTTGTAGTATAGTGAAATGTAGCCATATTCCACGCTAAACCAGCGATGGAATCTGTAATATTATGACAAACAAGTCCGAAACCTTGTTGAACTGTTTCCCCCTCTAAAAGATTTGTGTTAATTCTATTGCTGAATGTTGCATTCCAAGGATATTTTGGTGCTTGCGTTGGTAATTGTATGCCAATAACAGCAGGGAAACTGACAGTTTGTATTTCCGTGCGTGATCCACCTGCTATATTATGTTTCTGTTGAAATTCCTCAAAAGGATTCTTCATATCCAACTTTGCTTCTTTATGAAGTTTAAGAATTTCTTTTAAAGATCTCATATGGTCGCAAGGCTTTCCGAAGGCGTAAAACTAAACTCCAATATGCCTCCTACTAAACTTATTACTGATAATTCTTTAGGTGGTATAGGAGACGAATTAATAGCAACAGAAACTGAATTAGGCGTTAGGTTAGAAACTTTATCAGTGCTATCAAATATTTTTGCGGCAAATTTAAATATTCTGTTATTAACAGGTCCGTAATAATTACCATTAATGTAATCAATTATATCACTATAATCATTTCTCAAACTTATGTTTCTTATTTGATTATTCCTTCCACGAATACCTATCCCCGTGTTTCTTGCAACAGAATTGTGAACTAATAGATTATGTAAAGGGATGGTAGAATCAGGATATATATATATCTTTTCAGATATAGACTGTGAAAAATCAATTGCACCATTACTATTGTCGGTATATATTTTTATATAGGATCCAGGCAATACGTTTTTATCGATAAGAAATGATAGTTTCACACTTTCCATTATGGTTCCCCAATTTGTGCTATAGCACGCCAATCCTCCAATACAATCTGTGTGGTTTGACCTCCTGTCGTAAAGTTATATATGACTCCCGCAATTGAAGGTGCTAAAGTGAGCAAGTTAGCCTGTATGACCTGTCTGAAGTCCAATCCTCTACCCACCGGCGTTTCTGGTAGATTAGGATCAGCACTACTTAAAAACGGCACAATTAAACCAGGGTTAGCGTCAAATTCAAACCAAGGAATAGTTACGGAACTTGATATTCTTGGATTTGCACTTTGTGCAGTAATAGCATTTGCTTCAGCTAAAATAGCATACTCATCATTTACAGAACGATATAGAAGTTGATTTTCGGTGGGTATTTGTGGATTAATGTTGCCTGAACTGCCTCCCTGTCCATCCATTCCTTCCATTGCAGTGACAGGATCATCTATCGTGTTTCCAAAATATTGACTTAATAAAAAGGTTCTTCTATATTTTGACCTTCGCAGAATAATTTGACTACGTGCTAATTCTGTTTGTGTAAAGGTGGGAATAACCTCAAAGGAATCTGCTCCTTTAATCACTCCTGTTACTCTTACACGAAGATTATAGGTAAGATAAGCAGCAAACAGATTACTTTGTTCCCAAGGAAAAGGTTGTCCGGGTAATCCACCGAGTGGTAAGTTTTATTGCATTTACAACATACAAATGGATTCTACAAAACTTAACATGATTCCAAGTTCATCAGGTAAAGTTGTAAAACTAGTCCACTTCATCCAATTTATCCCTTTATCAAAAGATAGTTCAACCACCACTCCCAGTGAATTGCCAACTATGTCGGTAGTAACTGTAGGGAACAAGGGATATCCTTTTGCTGGCCATGAATCTGATCCAACAATAGGATGTAACATATATAAATTTTGTGGAGGTGGATTAGTTGTAGCATCATTGTTGAAAGAAACAGGATTATATGTAGTGTAATATGTTGGCATATCACTACTTGCAGTACCATCTCTTCTATAAATAGGATCTGGATATCTATGATCGGTAGGAAGAATCCATTTTCTCAAAATATCAGGAAAAGTATTGTGTAAATCACCTTTCGCATGTAACATTCGTGCTAAAAACCCTACACGAATAGCATTCGATGAATCTAAATCAGTATAAAACTCAGGATTCCCTAACCAAGCAGTAAAAGCTCTATGTGCTTCGGCATAAGCCATGCTTAGTTCATTGTGTGGAAAACCTAATGAATCAGTAATACTAGCATTTGGATTTATATTATCGAGAAAGAAAATATCAGGATCATGTATAGGTTTCCACCCTGGTCTCAATTCAACAGTTATTTCGTTTTCAGAAGGAGAACCTATTAATATCGGTTTATTAAGAATATGAGAACCATCCCAGTTTAGACTAAGATCTTTAGCGTTGTTTGCACGCAAAGTATCAACATCTGTCTGTTGCGAAATATCCTGTTGATAAGGCTGTAATCGTGGATAAAATAAATCACCTACACCATTCGGATTTAAAACACCACCTGGAGTCCATACTTTATATCTTAGAACAAAAGGATCAGGCGGAGTCAATTGTTGTATTTTGTGATCAATATACCAACCTAATCCCGCAGAGTGTAATATCAAACTCAACGCTTCTATTACGCTCAATCCTTCTATGCTCAAGTTGTTGATCTGTTTTCTTAATAAGACATCTGGATCTAAAGATAAAGTAGGAAGCACTGGTTGAGGAGGAGGTGTATCGCCTTCATTTAAAACCCCTAAAGGTTCAAGTCTATATAAAGCATCAGTTGTATTTCTACCCTTTATGACTTCCCATAAGAAATTTGGATCCCCAATTGCAATAGGTGAACCATAATATATATGCACAAAATTACTTTGTGTTCCAATTAAAGGATTGCGACCACCAGGATTATCATTTTGACTTGTAGGTAAACCAGAACCTGCCCAATATTGTAAAACATAAGCGATTGCCTGTGCATATGTCCAATAATGAGCTTTTCTAGTTCTGATAACTCCTGTTTTGTTATAAAAACCATAACCATCATTATCCAGAAAATAATACATGTCTGGTGCGGATAGAAATATATTTTGATCCATCGCAGTTTGAATAGATCTATTAGGAAGTCCGTTTTGATTAAAAACACAAGGTTCTGTTATATCATTTATTAGAACTGCTGTACTTGAAACAGTGTGATCACTTATCATGATCCTACCTGCGATTTGCATATTAGTGCCAGAAGAATAAAGTGTTGTAGAATCAACTAATTCTAATCTACCTTCGTCGGTGCTTGCTTTAGGTTGTCCTGAAATTAAACGTGATGTGTTTGACGGAACACCTTCAAACAAAAAGCATGGAGTGATTCCTGCGTTTGCACTTTCTTTATAAGCGATTAGATAATGTGAATCTTGCTGAATAAAAGGATCAGGTAATGTACCCCGCAAGACATAATCTCTGTTCAAAATTAATGTTGCAGTAGAGATTCTATCTCGTGATCCAAGTTCTATACTTTCCACCTTCCATTGTGGTGTCTCAACCCAAGGACCAAGTGCAAGACCACCATTAATAGTGAAACGAGTATAGACTGTTGTAAAACCAGCCATACGTGCTCGTTTTGTTGGAACTGGCATAATATTAACCTATATCAATTTTTTCATCGTTAATGAAAAAGACACTATCGCCCAAAAGGTTGTATCAACTATACTTATACTGCGTGGTGAGGTTTCAGAAAAGTTTGTTATAACAATAACGAAAGGTGGAGTTTGTCCAGGTTCAATATATAAATCGCTTGTGATTAACGGAGCGCCTTGTATTAAGGTGATTAATGTTTTTTCAGTAAGATGCAACACTATGTTGTTAATAATAGCATTTAATTGTTGAGCTGCAAGTAAAGCAGTGGTGCTACTAGTTCTAAGTAATCCTGTCCAAGATATAGTTCTTCCACGTGATCCTAATCCCGTTACAAATAGACCATTGATTCCAGAAAAGGCAAATTCTTGTTGATCATTCTCATAAACATCACTCGTTCGTGATATTTTAGAGTCTGAACCGAATATGCCAGCTAAACTAGTTGTTAAATCTGCCGCCACAATGTTTCCCTTATGAAGATGAAAAATAATATCAACCAAACCAAAAATATCAATCCTAATATTATCATGGAATTATTCTCTGTGAAGGAGGAGTTAAAGTATTAGCTCCCAAAGTCTTTTGTCCAAAGAACACTGTTGAATTATTAAAAGTAATCTGTTGTTGTTTCCTTTCTGATGTTATTTGTTCTGCTAGATTTGCCACCAATTCTTTTTGCGTGGAAATATCTTTTTCTAATTTAACAGCTTCAGCATGTTTTTCTCGTGTTGCAGGAAATAGACTATCTGCACCACTTCCTGGACCTCCGTGGAGGCGCACAGGATTTTTCTTTTGTTTTTCTTCTAAATCAATTAGTTTTTTATCTGCCAATGCTTTTTGTGATAACAACTCAGAATTTGCTTTATCAAATTCTTTTCTAAATTCTTTCTTTCTTTCTGTTCCGCCCCCACTGGACAATAAATCTTGTAATATCTTTGATGCTTCTTTTTTATCTGCTTCGGTCTTAGAGGTAGGAAGAGATTCTAACTGTGATTTAACAGAAGATATCTCTGCCTCAGTTGCTCCTTGTTGTCTTAATTTCGCTGCACTTTCATTTATCTTTCTTGTCTTAACAATTTCAAGTGCTATTGATTGCAATGTTTTCTTAACATCCAATGGTTTTCCAAAGGGAGTTTCTTGCAACAATCTTTTTTTTGCTTCTTCTTGACTTACCAATCCTAATGAACTAACAACAGCTGCGCTTTCATTTAGGTTCTTGACTTCTTTAGCAGAAACACTTCTACCAAACTGAGCTAATAACTTTTGATCAGGTGTTGTCTGTTCTAATCTCTTTTTGTTAAGTTCATCAGTTTTATCTATTGTTTCTTGTAATGTCTTATTTTGTTTTTCTTGTATTCTTTCTAATTCTTTTGTTTGATCTGTCCATTCTTTGTAAGCTAGTGCTATAAGTCCTAATGCAGCAACAGCAGCTAATAGGGTAGGATTAAGCAAGGCTAATGCGCTACCCTTTAGAGAAACCAATAATTCTTTAATAGCTTGATTTGCTCCTACCGTACCAATTTTTAAAGCGCCCATTACAGAAGCAACTTGTCCTACTTCAGGGCTAACAACAGCAGCTATGGCATTTAAGCCACCCAATCCTTCGGATATATCACTAGTTGCTATTTTTGCTTTTTTACCTGTATCAACTAACTTCTTTAAAGATTTTTCAGTATCTATTATTTTAGTGCTTTTGCTCTGTTCAATATTGAGTGATAACTTTTGCGATGAAATCTTTTTTTTGATTCCTGCAACCTCTCTGCCTAGCACCTTAATACGATCAATCGCTCGATTGATCTGTCGATTGATCTGTTTTTCTAATCCCAGATCAACCGTAGTTTTACTTCGTTTTTGTAGTTTTTGTAATGATTCGTTTAAGCTTCTTAATATTAATCGTCGTTCGACAAGTTCTTTTTCTAGTTCAGTTATTGTACTTTGTGTTTTTTGTATTTGATTTAATCTTTTTTTTGCTGCTGCCTGTTGATCAATTACTTCTGTAAGTTTTTCAGTTTGATCAATTCTACCTTTTGTATCTTCCGATAATCCTTTTGCAAAGGGTATTTTTCTAGTTGCTTCACTAAGTTTTTCAGTTTGATCAACTGCACCTTTTATACTTTCTTCAAGTGTTCTAACTTGATTAATTTCAGATCTTATGCTTTCAGTCAAACCTGCTGAAAATGATTTACTTTTTGTTGCACCACTTGCAAAAGCTGTTGAAACTGATCCCATTTCCTTTACTAATGTTTTTACTGGAACTAACGTATCAGCAATGTTTTTTCCCATTTCCTTTGCTAATGTTTTTACTGGAACCAACGTTTTAGTAATGTTTTTACTAACATTTGCGCTTGCAGCAGAAGTGGTGGTTAAGCCAGCGGTAACTGCGGTAGTACTTGAAGCTAATTCAGTGACAGCAGCGGTACTGGATTGTGCATCAGCAGCGAGTTGAGAGAATTTATTGTCACTTATCTTGGAAATGTTTTCACTAACAGTTGATAGTGAATCAGATAGTTGTTGTATATTCGCACTAGATTCTTTGGCAGAATCCAATTTAAACGACTGTTGAGAAATAACCTTAATACGTGATCCCAACGCATTAAGGTTATTAATAGCAGTTTTAATCCCTTGCAGGGAAACTTTTAAGTCTATATTAGGCATTTAAGTTATTACTATTGGACCAGTATTAGTACCTTCGGTTATTAATTGCACATGAGTATCTAAACCAGTAATAATGAAATTAAATTGTTGTCTTACAGTTGGACCGCTACTTTCACCTATATCAAAAACAGTTTCACCTACATCCGTTATTACTGCTCCATACATATTTGGTGGAGTACCACCGCCAATAGTAATGACGCCAGTAGTACCTCCTGCTTTTGCATATGTAATCGCAAGTATAACAATCGAACCTGTCAATAAAACAAGATCATTATCATAACTATCCGTCACAATAGAACCATCACCCGAAAAACCAGAAGGATTAACAGAAGTCTCGAACACCTCTCCATCACTCTGTCCTATCTTTTCTGCAATTTTCTCTGAAAAATTAGCACTAACAACTCCGACTAGCGGTATAGGATTAGCTCCTGTACTATCGATTGTCATGCTTTTAATTGATACAATTCTTGCCATAATTTTTTCCTTTAATATTAAGCTATAGTTATCAGATCGCTAGGAGCAGTATCTGTATTTATGCCTACGATTCTAAACGGAACTTTGTATCGAGTAACATTTCCGCCAGATTCTACATCTGGTATTTCCACACTTTCTATTCCGCCCCAAGAAATCTTATCAAAAGTTCTCGTTTTAGCTGCTGGACCGACAATGTCATCAGTCGTAAAACTAACTTTTAATTGTTCTTGCGCTGCTGAACGCAAAACCCCTGCTTCTGCTAGATCGTCTAATTCAACAAATCCTGTAATGCTCCATTTTGTGACATCATGACTTGTGATGATATGCTCACCATCAGAAATACCACTTCTACCAACGCTTGTGATGGTAAAACCTACGGAGGTGACACCATTGATAGCTGTGCTCACACCTCTGGTTACACCCGTTGTTCTAATAGATCTTATAATTGCCATTTTTTTGTTCCTTTTCCTTTAGAATTATACTCAATTTGCATCACTAATCATTTTTAAACCCTAACAAATGTGCTAAATGATTCGTAATCCAATGAGGTTTACAAAACAACAAAACCGAAAACCAAGTAAAAGTTATGAATCCTAAAATCAGCATGTTGAATTTTCCGATTATTTCTTTTTCTCACTAGCAATATGCATTAACATTTGCTTGCTTTCTTCTTCTAGTTTATCGAGACGAGCAAATATATGCCCTATTTCTCTGTTTCGTACATCAATACACCATCGGAACTGTGTTTCAATTTCTTTTAATTGTTCAACTATAGCAGCCATTTTGCTTACTAAACCGGGATGGCCTACTAATGCTTCGTGTCGCATGATATCATCATTTATTTCATTTATTTCTTTGTTAAGAATATCTAATTTTGATATAACACCAGGGTGACCCTTATCTGTCAGATGTTTTTGTAAAGGAATCAATTTATCACGCAATTCTGACTCCATTCGAGTAAAATTTCTTTGTGTTTGTTCTCGCAATACTGCAAAATCTTGACGAAGAGGTGTTACATATTGCGAAAATACCAGCAAACAACACCCAAACGCTGTTGCTATAATTGCGGATATTAAAGCAATGGCTTTTGTTCCTCCATTATTATTCTTTTTTGTTCGGTGAAACCTCTTGTAGTTCCTTGACATTTTTTGTTTTCTTTCACATTATCAACGACAAAGGATAATTAACAAAAGGTAATGCTGCTAGCACATAACCATCATTGCTTATTATATCAGGAATAGCAGCAGTATAACTTATATTATCTGGTTCTTGTGTTGCACCCATATCTACCCAATCTATTGTCACATCACGTGGTTGTCCTGCGGATACAGAAGTAACTGATGCCGAATAATTTCTGCCTTGTGCATTTTGTGTCCAATTAATTGAATCTTTTAATCCTGTTGTTAAATCACGATTGAATGTAACTAATGTAAGGCCATTAACAGGATATTGTGCAATTATAGGATAAGGGAATAATACTGCGTTCCTTTCTGCTTGTGCTCGTAGGGTCACATTAAATAATGCCTTCCATGATTCTGGTGTTCCTGGACTAAAATGTAGTGTATTAACCCTTTCTATTTTGAACCAAGGAGCAATAAATAAAAATGGCAAAGGATTCACAATGGGTGCTCCATTACCTTGAGCACCATCTACAAGCATCAATAAAGCTCTTTGTACCTCATATTCCAATTGTCGCATATCTTGTTGGTTGGCATCTTTTTGCACAACAGTGATAAGATATTTAAAGCTCAAATCTATTAAGTTATTACTTCCTGCAACAGTTTGTATAGGAGAAGAATCAGGTAAAATCCATATTTTAGGTCTAAGATCAGCAGCAGATTCTATAGACCTTATATCTACACTTCTGTCGGGTCTCATAATTCTATCTTGATGAACTATGTTTGTTAACGGAGACCAATTAATGAGTGAATTAAAAATAGTATCATCTATGATAGAAAATGGTGTATCCATTATTTAAACCTTAAGAAAATCTTTTATAGTTTGAACACTAAATTCTTCCCATTCTTTATCCCAGAACAAATAAGGTCGTCCAGTAATAGTAGCCTTTTTAATCAAAGCATACATCACCTTATCTTTTAGCATAAGTGCAGGTCCTTTCCATGCGTGGGTTCCTATTCTTATTTGTACTGCACGTTTGAATACTAATTTTCCTGGGAAATCTCTTGCATTAATCTTTTGTTTAGCAAGAATTTTATCAACAGGTATTGCTANAAACTTTCCTTTTATAGGTCTTACTGTTCCACCAAACTGTTGAATCGCAGCATAAGGTAATTGACTTGTTATCATTACCGAATCAGATCTAACCTCACCTGTTAATGATTTTCCCAATGCTCCACTAGTCTCATGCCACGTATGTCTAAAACCTTTTAGCCTTTTTTGTGCTAAATCAATTCCAAATTCACCAATATCTTTTAATGGTCCAGAAAAATCTTCAAACTTTTTAATTGTTTTATCTAATGATCTTATTACATCATTCGCATGAATTTCTATGTTTATCACAATCCAGATCTTTCTGATTCATCAAATACAACAGCATCACCACCTGCTTTTGCAACAGTGCCTATGACGGTAGGTCCTGGTAATTTCTTAGCAGAAGGCAATACACAAATTCCTTTACCTATTTCGTCCAATTCTTCTTTTGCATCATCATAAGCATTCTGTATCCTCGAAGGAACATCATTTCCTTCATGAGGATGAGTTGCATATAAATGATAAGAACTTATATCAAGAACCAAACCACGTAACATTGCTAATGTTTCAACATCGGTTGTAACAACTGGAATTTCATATCTTGTATTAATACAAGCATTAACTCTTGCTTGTGCATAATCAAGACTTGCTTGACCTACAATATCATCTGCAACCACCCAAGGAGGAGTCCTGCTGGTTGCCTGATCATAAAGACCAGGATTAGTGGTGCTCACATTCTGACCTAATCTTAATTTTAAATCTGCAAGAGTTGCATACATGTTAGTGTCCTATTTCAAAAAAAAGTTGCATTAGAAGAAAGTACTGTGTTGAAAAGCACCTTAACTAATGCAACTTTTACAATGCAATTCTTATTTATTTCTTCTTCTTCTTCTTTTTCGTCTTCTTGTTACTGAGTTCTATTTCTTCTTCTTCTNNTTCTTCTTCTTNTNTTTNTTCTTCTTCTTCTTCTGTAACAATCATCAGAAAATTGTCATTCACAATCTGTTTCATCTGTTCTTCTGTTACATTTTTTAAGATAGTACCATCAGGTGATATTTTAAAACCTGCACGCATTCTGACCATACTAGTAAGACTTTTTACAATCATAATGAAACCTCAAATGAAAGTCGTTAACACTGCCTTTTGCCAGAGTCCGTATGCCACTGCATAACGAGCATCGACGAAGTAACGAATATCCTTATCTTCAAGATCGTCTTTCAGGACAGTATTAACATCTTGTCTATTCTGGAAGACAAAGGGACGCATAGGATCATCAACTTTAAAAATAGCAAACTTAGTAGTCCAAGTTAACCTTGGTTGAACAACAACTCTACCACGTCCTGCAAGAATGTTGCTATCATTAGAAAGAACTGGTGCAGCGTTGGCTCCGAGCACTTTACTTGCGACCTTCAAGAACGGAGGAGGAACAAGAGCGATAATACCGCTCATTTGTTCTAGATCAGTAAAAAGGTTCCAAGGTTCGGCCTGATCATCTTTAAACGCCACCATTGCCTGAATCGCAGCCCAAAAGGCATCCTCAAACTCTGTTTGAGTTGGTGCTGTGGGTGCTACTGCATTAAACTGCAAATCATTACTTTGGGTGCCGCTGCTACCCTCACTATGATCAGTGTCGAAAAAGAATTGACCATCATAACTGTTGCTTGATTCACCTGCTTCAATCAACTCAACTAAGATTTTATCAGGGTGAGTAGCAAATCGTGCAGCCATATCTTGTACACGAATATCTAATTGACCAGTTTGATCATCGGCGAACTCATCACGATCAATAGAAAGACTAGCCTCCCAGTGTTGATTTACAACAGTTTGACCGAAGTCCCTCAACGCTTGAGTTCTTCGTTTACCCCTCCACTCAACAGGAGCAGGTAATTGACCCAGCCATTTATAACTTTCACTGTTTCCGTCACTGTTAATTACACTCGAAAGATCACGCCAAAGCACTGGAACACTTTCAAAAGTTGGGAAAAAAGTTCCATTTAGACCACGAGTAGTAATTCCCGTATTAATAGTTGTTGCCATAATATATCCTCTCTTAAGTTTTTAACTTTGTACACCAAAAGGTAGCAACTTAACCCATGCCCAACTGGTGTTTACAATTTTAGTTATTGTTCCTAATAATGTATTTGTTGCTGGTATATTAGTAATCATTTTATCGCTTGTTGCATAAAATTGTTTTCCTACATCGCTTTGAACAAGATCTACAAAATGATTCCAGGAGAAAAATACCTTGCGTATATACTTCTACATATACATTCACAGGTGTGGTTACTGCATCGCCTCTAGTTCTTGCTATTCCTGCCCTGTGTTGTGCAGGTCCAGCACCATATCCCCCCGTGGGTGCAGGAACAACACAATCTGTTGTTTCTGGAATGGTTACTATTGCATTCCGAAAAACTAAATTTGAGGGTGTTACACGGAACCTAAGTATATCTTTTGCACCTTTAGATACAACACTTGCGTCTTTTGTGAGGGCCTGTGGAGCAGCCATAAGAGTTCATTAGCTCTGTACACCAAATGGTAGTAATTTCACCCACACTTGAGTAGCAGAAACAAACTTGGTTACATATCCAAGCGTTACATTCAGATTAGCACCAGTAGTAGCAGAAAGAGTGATGGTATCATCAGCACTCGCATAGACAATGTCTCCTACATCAGAAACTGCAAATCCAGAACCGGTCAGAAGAAACTCACCNGCAGTATATACCTCAGCAGAATCAGCACCTGCCGCACCAGTGTTATTCACTTCTTCTCGTGCCACACCTGCACGTGCCATTGCGGTAGTAGCCACTGGCGCTGCGGTAGTAAGATAACCAGCAGCAGTAATACCAACAATGCTTCCCCTATATATATGGGTGGTTGCATCAATATCAAAATCTACTATATCGTTTTCACCTTTTGTTTTTAATGCTTCGTTAGCTGTTAGAGCCATTTTTTAATCTCCTATCTCTTCTTTATCTAGAGATTCCATTTTATTTTCTCGCAAATATTCATTTATGTATTGTTTTTTAGTGCAATGAATATTGCCAATATTGTCATCATATTCTGTACAAGCGTTAGCAATAACATTTTGTCTAGTTGTCATTGTAGGAGACACAGTATTTGAAACAGCTTCTACAGATGCGATTACTGGTGCTTTTTCAAGCCTGGCATAAGAATTTGCTTTATCATTTTTGAATAAACTTTCCCATACCTCTTTGGTGTCCGAAACAATCTTACCCTGTCTCATCCCATGATCAATAAATTTACTACATTCATTCTGTTCTTTTTCTTTCATTAGATCATTTAACTTATGCTGTAAAATATTCATATTTTCCTTAAAAATATTAGCACTCACCCATTTATCAGGTTCTGGAACCGAACTTGAAACCACATCTGCGTTTTCACTAGCAGGAACAGAATCAGGAGAAGCAGGAGCAGAATCAACAGGAACAGTTTGAAGTTCATCTATTGCTAACAATAATTCTTCTTGTGTAGCATCGGCGGGCAATCCTAATTTATCTAAAATAAGTGCAATTAATTCTTCCGGTGTCATTGTTGTAACTCCTATTTTCTTTGCAGCAATAGGTTTAATACCTAAAATCGCTGGTGTATTGGTCAAACCTATTGAGAATATCTCATTTATTTTATTATCTTCCGTTACACTAAAAACCGGAGAAAAATATCTATATTCTCTTGATTTCAATGCAGCGACTGCTCTTTCCGTCCAATTTACGTTAGCGAAAAGACCTTTATCTTTTACAAAAACTAAATCTGTTATCCATCCAGCGGCTGGTGATGTTCCATCTGGACTACTAAAAGATTGATGTTCGCTTTGATGCTCCCAATCAATCACCATATCATGTTTTAATGCTTTAAAATTCTTAATTATATCATTGGCAGATTGTTCATCAAGAATAAAGTTATCTTCTTTTCCAGATATCCATTTTGCCGTAGTAATACCAGATTTAAAAATCATTATAGTATTTGGCACAGAATCTAAAGGCGCTAAAATATCTGTTATTATCTTATTCATTATACTTAATTATACCTTTAATGTTCTTAATTTTTTCCAACAAGGAAAATATCATTGTTATCTTGCTCTGACATAGGTATTTCCAGTATATTATGAGCAAATTCTTTCTCCACTTTCATTCCTAAATCATTAACAGCAGTGTTTAATGTTCTTCCTATAAGATCAATATCCTTTTTTTCTTTTATCTTTCTTACAAAAAAAGGTGCCTCTACGTTAGGGAATTTGGATAAATTCAACATTGGTTTGATTATTTGTTGTCTCACTATCTGTTCTTCGTTTTTCCTATCCGATTGAACTATATCTTCTCTTACTTCATTATGTACTTTTCCGAGTGCGAAACTACCAGTGCCACTTATGCCTACATCTGTCGTTAATGTTTGTCCTATTATTCTTATCTTACACCAATCATCTATCATATTAATCAAGGATATGTGCGGTAAAGATTCTCCTGCTTTACTGCTTTCAATTAGATCTAACGAAGTTCCTTCACTAAATACTCCATAAGCAGAATTACCAAAATCCTTCAACATACTTAATAATTCGTCTTTTTCTTCGACACTTGCGTTTGTAGGATATTTACCTAGCCTATAAGGGGTTCCAAATAATTCTGTAAAAGAACTTAACCACTGGAATCCATATCGTCTGATCATATGATAGACTATACAAGTTCGCAATACACCACCACGAAAAGGGGAACCTCCTATGGGATTAGGAATATTAACAACCCATTTGTTGGGTTGATCTAATAATTCACCATTATTATTATTGTCAATTATTATCCTTAATTTAGTAGGATCTTTTCTGTCGCCTATAATAGAATTTCTATTTACATTTATGAGTTGACTTAATACATGTTGACCATTTTCAAACTTCCAAACCAACTCACCAACAGAATATGAATAACCTATAGCATCGGATATATTGGACAAAAATATATCTATATCTTTTATATCTTCTAGTTGTGATTGAATTGTTTGTGCTATATCAGAACTTAATTTGGAATCTAACTTCTTTCTGCTTATTTCACTCGCTGGAACAATATTCCATTCATCACCTGTTAGTGCATTTTTTCTCTGTGCCCAGATTCCTGAAACGGGATCACCACTTTCTAACATTTCGTCTATGAAATCATTTTGTAACTTCGGGAACCCACTAGATGCAGACCTTAACAACGACTTTACACCACCAGGTGTATGTGCCCGAGGATATACAGCACCGATATAATCTTGTATTTTTGGGTGCCATCGCCTTCCTATGTTAGGCGGTGTGCTTTTTCCAAGAATAAATTTTTTAAGTGTTTTTAACATAAATATATTATACGTTTTTAGAGTAAAAGTTCTTTTTTCCCTTTTATTCTTAAGCTGGGTCTAAATACAGTTGTTTTTACCTTTGGGATAACAGGTCGTTCGTATTTTGGGTTGATTGTGAGATACATACATGCGTATCTATCACAATCTATTCCATGATCGTTGATTTTCATGGGTAATTCTTTCAAAGGCTTGCCTTCTTTTGTGAGTTGCCAACAATAACTTTCATATTCCTGTGTGCTACAAAAAGGCAACTTCTTTTCTGCAAGTTCACGATCACGTGATATTAAGGAATCAATAAGATAATACAATCGTGGTTTTTCATCTCCTGCTATGGATATATATGAACTCAAACACTGAAGTCCTTGTTCTACATTCTTTTTTGCGGCAACAGTTTTGATTCCATGACGCTCAAGTGTTGCTCTTCCTTCTGCATCATGATCACATATTGTGTTTTCTATCTTTTCGTTTTTGGTATATCTCTTAATAATTTCTGCTGCATCTTGAACTAATAATTTTGTTTTGTTATAGTTCTCTATAAATATATACTCTACCATCATTATCAACAGCATACCACTTGCACACAAAAGGATTTGTAAAAGTCCAAAAATCAACCACACGGAACTTACGCCAGTTTCTAGGTATCTGNAATTTATTGATTATGTTTATGCTGGGATCCCAATTCGTAAATACAAGTCCTTCAGCGGCGGCCCAGATACCACTGTGAAGCCTGTGATAACGTTGGCCTGTTAATCGTGATAGAGTTTCAAGATAATCTTTTCCTTCTTTTGTCCATTGTTTATTCTTGAAAAGTTTAGGATTATCCTTGTGACGACTTAAAAGTCTTACCATTGCATCTGTGTTTGCACGTAAATTAAGCCAGTGAGTGGGATAAGAAGGATTACAGTCCGCTATTATCTGCCTACTATCTATTTTTCCTCCTCGTAATCGTGATATTAACTTTTCCCAGTCTGATTCAGTTATTTCTGTGGCCTACAAAAACACAAATGAACTGATATTCAGAACTCATGATTTTTTCGGGTTTGTCTAAACCAGCGATGACAACTTGTGTCCCATTTTCATAAAAATAGGATTGTCTTGTTCTTCTTTGTACATAAGTCCTTATTTTAGATTCTGCCGGAAGAACATGATGTTCATAAATTACAAGGACGGATTCTGTCATACTTTCTCTGGTTTTTCGACAGAAGAGAATACGAGAATTAGGATATTTTAATCCGAAGAGGTGTGCTTTTTCGAGAACTGCTCTTGTTTTTCCAGTTCCTGCTGGACCTTCCAACAATACTTCCTTGTTTTTAGTGAAGAAAAGGTCACGTGCTCCACCATAAGGTGTATATGGTTCCTGTTTTTGTTTTTGTGCAGTTCTTTTTGCCAAAATCTTGATTTTCTGAAACGCACGAGGTTCCTCTGTGTTCGATTCTTTTTAGGAAAAGGTGTTTAACCACCTTTTTTCTCATTGCGTTAAACCAGCGAGCACTGGGACGTGCTGGTGGACATTCTACACGGCGTTGATGAGTCGTTCTGAGCCATAGAGTTTACGGGGTTCACCCTGATCATCAACAAGGACCTCTTTTTTATCCACCTGACCAAGAATTTGTCTTCCAAGCCAGATTAACAGTTTTGTGTCACCTGCCAGAGCCAATTCAAGCTGTTTTTGGAAAAGTTGTTCTTTAACATCTATCTGACACTTTTCGATTAGCTGAGAATAATTATCAACAAGGTATTTTTCGTCCACTTCCAGAAGTTCAGCCATATCCTTCAGTGAGATGAAGTTTCTGGCTAGACGCTTCAGGATGGTTTGTTTGATCTTACCAAACCCCTCGTCCTCTGTTCTTTCTCGTGTTGATATAAAATCTTAGCTGCCATGATTCACTTAGCGTTTACCTGAAAAGTACCATGTGCTTTGATTCCAAGATCTAATCCAAATTCCTGCTTGGCATACACATTTGGATTTCCTGTCACATCAGCGGTGAGGACTAAGCTAGAACCAGTCTTCTTAGCAACATCAACCATTGCATTCAGATATTCTTTGTATTCTTTGACAGATAGACTTTTAGTGCTAGGTCCACAACTCACAGAACTAACACAAACAATGAAAATGATTAGACAGAAAAATTTTTTCATGATTTGTCTCCTTTTTCGAAACTACCGTGTATAATGACGGCACGTGTTGATGAATCTCGTTGTGCTATTATACGAGATCAACACATCACATCTTCTTTTAAATCTCTTTATTATTTCAATTGTATGTAAGTAGATACCCCCCCCCCTTATATATACATATATAATAATAATAAGCTTATTATATACTTATATGGGGGGGGTGCCAATTTACATACAAACTCTGTTAAAATGCCTTCTTTGGCTCCAACCCAACAAAAACTGTATTAACAATANGATTTTGTTTTGTACGTAACAACATACAAGCAGCCAAAATAAGATGTGACNTGTTGATTGAATTATCCCTCCCACAAGGGGAGGGGATTCCTACTCNAATGATCCAACTCGCTTAAGAACACAATGCTCCTGAGTATCACTACATGATTTTAACGAAAAAGCTGCGACCTCTTTCTGTTATTTGAATCGGCTTGCCCTGATTCTCCAGCTCTCGAACAGCACTTTTGATGGTCTCTGCTTTAGTTTTATCAGAATCATATGTCATAGATCTTGATACTGAACTTTGTATTTTTCTTAATGGTATCCGCATTCCCTTTTTCTTCTTTTTTAAATGTCTCCAAATGATTTCTGCATTATTTTCTTTTACATTAATTTGTTTGTGCAATATTCTATCCCCCTGTTGACAAAAATATTTCATGCACGCCAATGCTCTTCGAACACTAATGCTTTCAATGTCATATAAAAGATAATCTTTCCCATATTGTAACGCATGGAAAAAGGAAGAAATACGCACAATATGAGCCTCTATACGGGATATCCATCCTTTCCAAAGTTCCGTCTCTTCATCCTTTAACGATTGAATTTGTTCTTTAACTATTCGTCCTGCAATTTTATTCAAATCTTCTATTGCTTTATCAGTAAATTGAAGAATATCAGGTTTTGGCGTGTGATTAATATCTTCCTTTGGAGAGATATTCAAATCCTCTACTATCGAGTTCCACCAATTCAATACTTTTTCATCAATTTCTTGTAAATCGGAACNATAGATGTTTTCAGGCATGATGTAGAGAAATCTTTGTGCAAATCCACCTTGAGTGAATTCTTCATAATTCAATCTTTTCTTGAATGCTTCCCAAGTGAAACATGAACAATTGATTAAACAAGGATTCTCAATTGTCGTAGATCCAGAATTTTTACGATTTACATGGACCATATCACTATCCCACATCTTAATCGCTACAAGTGTAGCATCTCCACCTCCATATCTTTTTCCCATGACAAGATCAAGAAAAGGACTTTCACCAGAAATGCAAGTTTTTTTGTTATAGCTATTCTTCATTGAATCAATAAGCGCTTCGATGGTGGAATCTTCAAAGAACATACTGTCATTCGTCACATATTTGGCTTCTTCTATTTGTTTAAGTATTTCGTTGTATTCTTCAGAATTAATTGCAGCACTAATATTCGTTTCTCCGGTTGTTTTGAGATATTTTGAACGTTTATTTTCTAATTGTCTGGTTAAATCATAATTCTTCGCTGTTTGTATTGAGGCAGCCTTTCTTTTTTCACTCTCTATCTTTGTCATCGGCGATAAAACTGGTCTCATTCCTCTGCTTTTTCCTGCACCGGAACTAAGCAAGATTAGACACCAGAATGTAGGTGGAACAGTTCCATACCAGCCTTTTCTTTTGACAGAACATACATTGCACAAATATGAAGAGATTACTGCGAAAGAAGTAGAAACAACAATAGCAGGATCTACATGTTGTTTTTGTGAAATCTCTTTGATGAATTCCTTGAATTTTTCGGGAAGAATATGGACAAGAAAAGGTTCATATTTTTCTGGCTCGTCATCAAATTCAAAATCATCAGGTTCAAAATCAACTTCAGTAGTTAAAGAACTCATATCAGGTTTAATCCTATAACCTTTCTTTTCTGTTTCGATACCGTTTTGACCCCATCTTTCTGCATAAATAGCCCTTCTATATATTTCTTTTTCTTCCCACGGAGGAGAACATTTATCATTCCATTCTTCCATGCAAACGATTAAACATTCCGCTGGTGTTAAATCAAATCCCCAATGTAAATTCCTCAAAAGACTGAATAATACACCGTCTCCTCTTTGTCCTTCAACTGCTGGTTTATAGTTTTTAGCGAAATTACGGGCCTGAGAAATGCGATCGTTCAAGCTAACATCGTCAATTTTCTTATCTAAAGTCTTAGGTTTAATCTTTTTGACTGCTTGCCTAATGGTGTAATCAAAGATCATTTCCATCTTTTCATTGGAATTGACATGAAGGTTCAACAACATTTCAGTTGCTTCTTCATCTTCTTTCCATTCACCACCACAACTTACAGTTGTCCATTTGCCATTTATTTTTTGAGGATCAGGGAACTGATAGAAACGAGACCAATGATCTTTTTTGTGGTGTTTCCCTGGTAATCTTACCCAATTGCCTATGTGTTTTTCTGTTTGTTCTAGACTTTTTTGTTTCGGAAAAACCTCAACATCTTTGAGGTTTAATTTATCTAAAACATATTTGCCAAACAAATATGCAGATTCGTTTGATAACTGTTCGAAAAACACCCAAATATGAATGCCTCCTTCTCCATTACTATCCTCGACAAGACAATATATTGCACGATCATCAAGATATTCTCTTATCTTCCACATTTTCTCAAAATTCTGTTCCTTTTTGACGGGATCAGATTTATGACAGTCAAGATCGAAACATAACCACTTGCAATTTTTGATGTTATCAGAATAGACTGAGGGGAAAACCCCTATCGTTATATTGCCTTTAATATGTCTTAACAACACGTCGTCGATGACAGGAGAATTGACCGTATAAGGTTTCTGATCTTCCGCATGATAAGAACCATATTTTTCACGATTGATAATGAAGAACTTTTGGAAACAAGAAACTAATTCTGATTCTTTAGTTGTTTTCACTACTATTCTCCTCATTGTCATAATATACTGTCTTCATTTGATCCTCATACATCATTTCCAAGGCAAGTTCTTCGTCTGTCTTTTCATTAAGTTCTTTGCGTAGTTTCTTAACTTTCCACATGGCGAAAGCCTTGCTACTCTCCACTGTCCGACTAATATACTCTTGCATGTTGAAATATTCTTGTTCGTCCCGTTCGTTCATAATGTTTTCTCCTTTTTGAACAAAAAAAAGCCTCCTGTCTGAGTGAGAAAAGACAGGAGGCGTGTGAATTTTCTCCATCAGAATAAATACTTTCCGGTGGAGA